TAATGCACGTGCAGAAGAAGCTGCAACTTTCTTACGTGACATGGGCATATCATATGCAGAGAGTAAGGCTAGAGAAGCACGAGGCAGGGCAATAAGCAGGATGAAAAACAAAGCTGCTGATCGTATGGCAAAGAACTTTGGCTTAGCATAAGATTAATTATTAGTTAGACTTTAGGAAAGGCTAACTTATGGCAATACCCAGCGCTTCATTAGCATACAGAAGAATTGCGTTGATGAATGCAACGAAGGTTACTGTAAAACCCCCTAGTGAAGAAGTTCTAAAAGCAAGAGATAATTTCCAAGACTTCTGTAAGTTCATGGGAAAATCTCCTGCAAAACATATGCTGGAGTGGCATGCACAGTTATGTACCGGCGAAGATAGTGAATGCTTACTTGGCATCGCAGGACCTAATACATCAATACTTGCACCACGTGGCTCTGCCAAAAGTACTGTCTTGGGACTGTTTGCAGCCTGGATGATTGGAAGACATGCAGCTGCTAAACAGATGCTACGAATTCTTTATATCGCTTATATGGTGGACATCAGTCGTGCCAAGTCAGCAACGATCAAAGGAATTCTTATAAGCAACAAATATCGAGAGATCTTTCCGATGGTGAGGCTCTCCAAAATAAAACGTTCGGATGAGTACTGGTCTATTGATTATGAGTTTGCAGGAATTGACACAGCAGGTGAAGAAGCTTTTACAATTGCGTGTGGTGGTCTCAAAGGTGCAATCACCTCTAAACGATCACAGTTGGTGCTTATTGATGACCCTATCAAATCTGCCGCTTCGATCAACAACCCAGACATTCGCCGTGAGATGGAGCAGACGTGGTCTAACGTTATCGCACCAACGATGTTCCAGGGTGCACGGGCTATCTGTTTGGGAACCCGCTTCCACTTTGACGATATTCACGCCACGTTATTCGTTCCAAAAAACAACTGGAACCAGATTGTTCAGCGAGCAGTCATAACAGACGCTGACGGGAAGCAACGTTCATATTGGCCCGAGTTCTGGTCAATGAAATACCTAAATGATCGAAAGCTAGAAGATCGTGTTGCCTTTGCATATCAGTATCTGAATACAGCAGTCAAATCAACTGATGTTGGTATATCGCCTGAACTTATTATTAAAGGAGAAGTTCCTGAAGATTACGACTGTCTTGGTGTTGGAATTGACCTTAGTGCTGGATTAAAAGAGAAGAATGACTGGACTGTCATGACTCTTGGTGGAATCAAAGAAGGCAAAATTTACATGATCGATCAACGGCGTGCTCGCACGATGGGCAATCTCGATAAGATGGATCTGCTCTGCCAAATGCTTGCCGATTGGAATATAGTCCTTGAGAATGACGAAGGTCAATTTTTTCCATCAATGTCGCCGTGCATAATATGGCCTGAAGCCGTTGCTTATCAAAACTCATTTGAAGGTGACTTTAAAAGAATAATTCTCGAACAGCGTGCTTTGTATAACTTATCTGTATCACCAGTCAAAGGATTTAAAGGAGATAAACTTGCAAGGCTTCGTGGTGTACTTGGTTTATATGAACACAAGAAAGTTGTTTGGAATAAGTGGCGTAAGTGGGATGTGCTTGAAGAAGAGCTACTAAACTTTGGACATTCACCGCATGATGACGCTGTAGATTCAATGGTACTAACAATGGGTGGACTATTAAGGAGAGGTAGTTTACAAATGGACTACAATAGTGACAGCTTTAATTTATAGATAGTGAGATGGCTCGTAAAGCAGGTAGCGATGGATTTCGTAACGAACTAGAGAAGCGTCTTGGTACTGAAGAATACGAGCGTATCTCCCCGGATGGACAGCAAGACCCAACTAAAGGTGGACGCTACTCAGCTAAAGAAGTAATATCAGAATTCCGTGAACGTCCAAAAGGAGTATCTGTAGACGAAGGTCCCAATAGCATGGTGGCTAAATATCAAGGATTAGTAGATAGCGGCGCTAAATTTAATAACAAAGCAAAATCATATTTAGAGAACCGTGGTGTAAGCTTTGGTGTGAAAGAAGGTGGTGAAGATACTGCAACAAATACTCCAACACCTTCTGCATCCAATAATGGAACTGCATCAGGAGATAACTCTATTAACTCACCAATTTCGCAAGCTAATCCTCAGACTGTCAGCGGCAATAACAACCAAGTAAGTCAAGACAACTCTATTACTCAGACTGTAGATAATAGTGTTGACAATTCTGACAACTCACGACGTTTTTATGGTGGCAGTACTCGCACCTTCAACTACAAAGGTGGTGATGGAGAAAGTAAACTCTATGACACCCCAGTCTCCAGTGCGACGATGGGAGGGTTCTACGACGTAGACGATAGTCCTGCTGCATCGCAAAAGTTTATGGATATGTATATTGATTCCAATCGTCTAGCGCAACGTGGTAATCGCAGAGAATATGATACTTACAAAAATACCGATTACAGTCCCAATAATTCAGAAAGAGATTCTGAGTTAAATTCTGAATTAAAGAATTCAATTCAAGAGTCACGTGATCGTGCGGATAAAGGACGCGATGCAATATTTAAAGGCAAGAGCCCCTTCGACTTCAACTTCACTCTTCCTGAAATGCCCACACCTATTACATCGGATGCATCAAAAATTTATGAGGATACATTAAACAAAATCAAGTAGTATTGAACTATAGAACAGCATGAAATATGCCAATGAATTCAATTAATAGCGAATTTCAACAAATACTACTAGCGGCAAAGGAGAGGCGAGGAGATTTATCCGTTGACTCAATGATTGTGTCATCTCATTTGGCACAAATGAGGACATTCATGCTTCGTAGAGGCATAGAATTTTATGCAGAGCAAGATTCATTTGGTAAACGTAGGGACTTTGTAGCCAAGCTCTGCGAAGAGAACATGCTTGAAATGAAGTTCGAAAGCATTGTTGATTATTTCTTGTGTGATGGCCAAGGTCTGTTTTATTTCAGGCCAGCAGGTGAAAGTTATCAGATTCTCTACTTCCCAAAAGATAGTTATCGGGCATATCGAGATCAAGCCGGTGACTTAGAGTCCTTAGTACTTGTTTACTCTTTCAATATCCAACAAACTACTGGATTGGGAGACAATCTACCAGGTGCAAACGGAGCAAATGGTAAAAAGAAATGGATTCAACTAAAAGTCTATAAAGATCGTATTGAACAAACCATTTCAGACGAGAAAATTGAATTCTCAAATCAAATGGGTGCAATGCCCTTTAAGATGCCTGGTCAAACAGAAGTATTGACCAACAGTCTTGGGTTTATTCCTGCAGTTGAAGTGTTTAATCACATGGACTGTACAGGTGAAGCAACAGGCAATGGAGAGTTTGATTGGTTAGCACATCAGATCCTGTATCACGATGAGTTGGTGCGGAACATCCGTAAGAACATGAAGTTCTTTGGAAATCCAACACTTATCTCCAGTCGTCCACGTCATGACATCCTTGATAGTGGTGATGACAATAGTTTCCGTCCAACCATTAGCTCTCAAGCAGGGTTTGCTCCTATTGGAGGAACTGGTAGATCCAGTACTCGTGTGAGTCAGCCCTTTGGGTCTGGAACACTTGATGGGCAGATCAAAGTTCCACGTGTTATTGCAAACCTTGAGCCAACCGATCGAGTTGGTTATATGACACCAGATAGTGTGTCTGGTGACCAAAATTTGTATGTCAAGCAGTATCGATCAGAGATTCGGCTAGCCCTTGGTGGTGTAGATGATATTGATATTAATACCGCTGCTACTGCATATGAAATTAAGACACTGTATGGACGTGTAGCGGCAACCGCTGAAAAGAAAGCACGAGCACTGTTTACTTATGGACTATGTCCTCTCTTCTCAATGATGATCTACGCAGAAGAGCGTAACTTTAATGATTCATTTGCGGCTGCAATGAAACTTGAAGAGCCTCTGCTGCCTCTGCCAGAAGAGTTTGAAGATAAGCAAGAGTATGAAAAAGCTTATGGTAAATATCAGGATAATTACCAGAAATTTATCAATAAACGTGATAATGAGATGCGTGCTAAACTAGACGCAGGTGAAATACCCCCTGGTGTCACTGGCCTTGTTCCTGATGGAGCATCAAAAGTCAGTTGGCGTTGGATGGGAGAAGTCTTTGAAGAAAGTACTGAAGATCTGCTTAATAACAGTATCGTTGTTCGCAACCTTCAGGAATTGGGAGTTGATTCTATTGAAGCTCTCAAATATCTTTTCCCTGGAAAAACTGATGAAGAACGAGCTGCAATGTTAAGCGGCTTCCCCTTCAGAATGGTCCAACAAACACAACAAAGTATTAGTAGTTTTATTAATTTACTGGGGCAATTCTATCAACTGCCTCATCCGCAAATGCCAGATGTTCCTTTAGCATCTGACCCGAACCTTGATATGACAGGGTTCTTATATCGATCTTTAGAATTCTTACGTAAGGAGTTAAGTTACAGTGGAAGTTACAAGCCAGCAAGCACAAGCAGTATCCCCGACGAGCTCACCAGCGCCGACCAACTACGTGCCCAGCGCGGCCAGCCAGTACGCGACGAGCCAGTCCCCAACCTCCCCGGTATCAATGGGTCAGCCAATGGCGGCTCCTCAGGCACCGGTTTACCAGGCATCGGCCCAGGCCCCGCAGGCTTCGGCAGCAACTCAGGGCAATCCATGGCAGCAGGCGTTTCAGGCGCTCAGCGCAAGCCTGAATACGTCCAGCCCCTCCCAGGCCCAGGTTTCACCCTCGGCTTACCAGACAACACCAACGCCGCAGGCAACTACTCAACCCAGTTGGGCTTCAATGGCCCCACAGGTTCAGCAGATTTCGCAGCCCCAAGTTTCAACCCAGAGCTATACGGAATCCGACGTCAGCAGCCTGGTGCAGCAAGCGGTGCAGCACGGAGCCAGTCAGGCTCAGGATCAGTACCTAAGCGGAATCAGCGGAGAAAGTCTTGAGGTTCTTGAGCACTTTGGTGCTGAAGCCCCTGCTCTCCTGAACACATACGCCTGTGCAGTTGAAGATGCTCTGATCGAGCAAGTTCAGCGCGGCAACAATGTCCTCAGTGCATTCGAAGCTTCTACTGAAGAGAACGGTGCAATGAACCTGATGCTCACCAACCCTGATGTGTTGGCTGATTACGTCAATGAGTTCTTCGGTCCACAGGGTCCATACCCAACTGAGACCGCTGAAGAGACACAAGTCCGTCAGCAGACAGAAGCTCGTGCACAGTTCGAAGCTGAGATCCAAGCTCAAGAGCAAGGTCAAGTCCCACAGAACTTCCAGCGTCCTCAAATGGACATGCCTACCCCTGGCCGTCAGGTCAACCAGGCAAATGACTTCTGGGGTTCCTTCAGCGAAATGATGGATAGCTCCCCTGAGAACGCATGGCGTTACCTCTCACAGGCTCCTCAAGGTGCTCTGCAAGCTAAGGCCCTTATTCAAGACATGTAATGGGATACAACTCTGGCGCACGTGCAAGAGAACTAGGCATCGGCTCTCCGGGGTCGCTGCCTTCTAATCCAGATTTGGATTATGTCTTTCACGGCAAACTAACTCCTGAGGTCTTAGAAAAGGTCTTAGGTCGTAAGCCAACGTCAGAAGATATGGCTCAGGCTCTAGAGCTTGCCTCTAGACCTGAGAACAAAAACCTAGACATTTTTGTCAAAGAGCTACTTAAAGAGGGCGGCTCATACGCCTTAAAGAAAGACAAGGAAAAGCGAATGGCTGGAGAAGTTCTAGCCGGAGCTGGTGGACTAGCTGGTTTACTGGCAGCTATTGATTACGTAGATGGTCCTGAACAAGGACGTATTTAATTTACGTACAATATAGATAACAGAATTAAAGTTAATTGTAGACATGCTTAACTCACAAGAATTTCAACAAGGTATTCAGGCCCAGCAACTTGTTAGTAATGCTGGTCAACAAGCGATTACCAATGAAACCCAAGGACGGGTTGCACTGGAGGGTATGCAAAAGGTTCAAGGACTTAGTGCTGCACAAATTGCAAACCAGCAAAAGTCAGGTCATGTGGCTATGGCAATTCTTGCTTCAAAAGGACAAGACAGTGAAATGGCAAGGATGTCAGATCCAAACTACGCAGCAGCAAAAATGGCGTCTGTTGCACAACAGTCGCGACTTAAAGGATTAGCTTAATAGCAATTGATAGAATAAATAGAGATTCATAGTGTTGCCAAGTGAATACAAGAAAGGCTGGTGAACTAGCAAGTGATCCTGATATTTTTCAGGCTATTTGGAAACACCTAAAATCTGATGGTGTAGAAGAT